TGAGGTATGCAGTATGAGTCACTTTGCAGAATTAGATAAAGACAACAAAGTTATTCGCGTACTTGTAGGAGACAACAACGACCCAGCAGGAGACGAAGGCTATTCATGGCTTATCGACAATTTTGGCGGTACTTGGGTAAAGACTTCTTATAACGGAACTATTCGCTACAACTTTGCAGGAATTGGTTATACATACGATCCCATCGATGATGCTTTTATTGCACCAATGCCTGAATGTGGTCATGAATCATTGCTCTTGAGCCCTGACAAGAAGTGGGAGTGTGAGAGCTGTGCAGCCGAAGCTATGCAAAGCAGGACAACAGCTTAGACTCCAAGTCGATGATAACTACCCAGATAGAGATCGCACCTCAGACGGCTGGATTGGCGACACTCGTCATCAAGCACGTCCTTCTGACCACAACCCTGATGAACAAGGTATCTGCAGAGCCCTTGATCTTGACAGGGATTTATCTGGCAAAGCAAAGCCAGACCTCATGCCTGACCTTGCGGATCAACTACGACTATGCGCTAAACGTGGCGATAAGAGAATCTCTTATATTATCTTCGATGGAAGAATCGCATCGTCTAAGAAGGCTTGGGCTTGGCGTCCTTACGATGGGTCTAATAAGCACAATCATCATTGCCATATTAGCTTTACCAAGAAGGGCGATGCAGATGGCTCGTTCTTTAATATCCCAATGATAGGCGGCACAGCATGAACATGAAGAACCCTTACCTAATGTCAATAGGAGCGTTTCTAGCAGTATGGGGTACAACCTCTAACTTTGCTCTGGACTATCGCGCAATCCTTGGTTCAATCGTTGCAGGTGTATTCGGATACGCCACTCCTAAAAAATGAGCGCGGTAGATTATGCTGCTTGGGCTGTGGGTGTTATCACTGTGCTTGGTGGTGTTGCTTCATATACCCAGTTCATGATTAAGCATTACCTGACAGAGCTCAAGCCTAACGGCGGCTCTAGCATTAAGGATCAGGTCAATCGCCTTGAAGTGCGTGTCGATACAATCATCGAGATGTTAGGTAAGTAACACTTATCTCATGGCAAGAACTAAGAAGGTCATTGACCTAGACGCATACTCTGCGCTAGACCAGTATTGCATTGCTCTGCACGTTTATTACACCAGTTTGCGCAAGGCTGGCTTCTCTACTGATATGGCTTTCTGGCTTCTCTTAGATCGTGAGTCCTATCCTGACTGGATTTTGCCAGCCAAACCCATCGAGAAAATATCGGGTAATCCCTACGAGGACGATGACGAGGACTGATGAAGAAAATCGTAATTCTGAGCGACTTGCAAGTTCCTTTCGAGGACGTACATGTAACTCAGAACATTGCTCGATTCCTCAAGACCTTTAAGCCAGACCAGACAGTTACCATTGGTGACGAGATTGACTTCCAGACTATAAGCAAGTGGTCTGAAGGTACGCCTCAAGCCTACGAGCAAACCCTTGGCGATGACCGAGACCAGTGTGTTCAGCTTCTCTGGGAACTAGGGGTTACGGACTGCATACGATCTAACCACACAGACCGACTCTATAACATAATTATGAAGAAGATTCCTAGCTTCTTAAGCCTTCCAGAACTTAAGTTTGAAAAGTTCATGAAGTTTGACGAGCTAGGCATTACCTTCAACAAAAAGCCTATGCAATTGGCTACTGGCTGGTACGCAGTCCACGGTGACCACACTCCCATAAAGAATATGGGTGGAGCATCTGCAATGGAAGCTGCAAGGCGCATGGGGGTCAATATTGTCTCTGGGCATACGCACAGGGCTGGCAGGCAATCCTTCTCAGAAGCCATAGGAGGCCGTATGGGACGCGTTCTCCATGGAGTTGAGGTAGGCAACCTGATGGACTTTACACAGGCCTCGTACACCAAAGGGTCGGCCAACTGGCAGCAATGTTTTGCCATTATGTATGTCCATGGCAAGAACGTACAGGTGGACTTAATCTATATTGAGAAGAACGGCACGTTTATTGTGCAAGGCAAGGTCTATGGAAGGGTTCGCTAGACCAGACCTCGGTGACGAGACTGTGGATGAAATCGTTACCGTTTCGTTATACAAGTTTGGCTTCTGTCGCCTGCATCTGCTGTAATACTTCTGACGTACACGAAGTACGGGTACAGAAGGGCTCACAATGAATACAGATCACATAATCCTTGCAATGCTTCTACTTGGTGGCATTGTAGGGTTCTTTCTAGGCTACTCAAAGGGACACGAACACGGAAAGATTGCAGGGCGTATTGCCTTAAGAAAGACACAGCGTCAGCTAGAGCAGGTGGGTCGATGAATGCTAGAGACTACCTCAACGAAGCGAGAGCTACTATCCAAGACCGAGGACTTGATTACGGTCACCCTAGCGACAATATGCAGCGCACAGCCTCACTCTGGAGCGCATACCTCGAAGTGCCAATTACGGATTATCAGGTGGCGATGTGTATGGCATTGGTCAAAATCGCAAGAAGCATGGAGACTGCAAAGTCAGACACTTACATCGACCTTGTCGCGTACTGTTCAATAGCAGGGCAACTACATACTGAGGAGAACGATTTATATGTTTAACCTAGATGATTACGAGACGGTTGAAGAACGCCTTATAAAGTATTGGAAGGAGCACCCAGATGGTCGGATTGAAACAAAACTTATTGAAGCAAGTGCTTCACGTTTTATCGTACAGGCTTACATATACAGAACTGAGGTTGATCAACACCCTTGGAGTTCTGGGCTCGCGGAAGAAACGGTACAGGGGCGTGGAGTCAACGCTACTTCAGCTCTCGAAAATTGTGAAACGTCTGCGATTGGTCGTGCTCTCGCTTCGGCTGGCTATGCGACAAAGGGAAAGCGTCCTAGCCGAGAAGAAATGGCGAAAGTCGCTGCAAAGCAAGCAGTTGTAACATCGATTGCCGAAGTTAAGGCAAAGATGAAAGGAACCACAGAACAATATGTTCCAGTAGCAAAGGCAGATGATCCATGGACACAATGGGAAGCAGCACCAGTAGCGACTGTGGATCAAGCAGTCGAGATGGTTCAGCAGGCACTTGGTGGCATTGCGGTGGACGAGAGTTGTGTGCATGGCAAACGAATTTGGAAAACTGGGACAACAAAGGCTGGCAATAAGCAATGGGGTCATTGGCGTTGCCCTGCTCAAGCGACCAGAGATATGCCAGGAGGCGAACAGCCTTGTGATCCTATTTGGTACGAGATTGCTAAAGACGGCACATGGCAGAAGCGAGCAGATCGTGGGTAGATTGTATTTCCAGAATCAAGACAACGAATGGGAGGAATTTCCAGATGAGGAAGCGCTGGCACATATCAGAGCTTCTGCTCAAATCTTGCAAGACATGGGTTGGGCAATCATCTGTCAAGGGTGCAATGAACACCCAAGTATTCTACAAATCAAGCATCGCTACATGAAACAGTCTTGGACTTGTAAGTGTGGCGTAGTTAATTCTGCTGGACGTGCATGACACGACACAGAAAAGACCGAGGATTGCGGACTGAGCGAGTAGTGGCAGCCTATCTCTCGCAATGGTGGGGAAGCGCAGTCGTTGGTCGGGGTGCAGGGAAGGACGTGCTAAATGTCCCGTTCGACATTGAAGTAAAAGCGCGTTCTTCCTTCCAACCTTTAGCCTTCTTAAAGCAATCAGAGGAAAGGGCTAAGGGTCAAGAAAGAAGCATTGCCGTTTGCAGAATGAATGGGCAAGGAGAAACACCAGAGAACTACCTTGCTTTCATGCGTTTAAGCGATTTAGTGGACTTATTGCTAATGGCTGGTTACGGTGATATTCAGAAAGACTCGGTACAATTAGAGCCTGATAGATGCGCTGTATGCGGATCATGGAAATTAAAGGACGTGCCATGCAGGACGTGTCAAAAGGTTACATAAGGTAACCATGCCCATATACGAGTTCGAGTGCGAAAACACAGAGAAATGTGAGAGCAACCTCAGATATGACAAAGAATTCTCAATTAACGATAGCCATCTGGTCGATTGCCCATTATGCGGATCACCAATGCGCAAGATTTATAGCTCTGTCCCAGCACACTTTAAGGGGTCAGGCTTCTACAGTACAGATTCTAAATAGTTATGCACACCTGTGGATAAGTAGGGGGCGACACGCACTTAACGCGGGAGTTATCCACATGTTTGACAGGCGTGGTACTCTACAGGCTAGAGCCCATCAAGGGCTCACTCCGAGCCGCCTGAGCGTAGCTCGGGGGGTAGCCGCCGCTATTGGGATATCTCTATTCATACCAATGGCACATGCATCTAGTGGCTCAATAGAAGCTATACAACCTAAGGACTACATAAGGCTTGTACTGCCTAAGCAAGAAGCCATTTGCCTTATTAGACTTTACGGTAAAGAGTCTGCATTTAACCCTTATGCAATAGGTAACTTATCTGGTAAGTACCATACCTATGGAATACCTCAATTAAAGAACGCACTTATAGCTGATAAGACAGCGATTGAACAGATACACTATGGACTTAAATACATAGATCATAGATATGATGGCAATGCATGTAATGCATGGTCTCATTGGTTACGAAAGGGTTGGCATTGACGCGTACAGGAATTAGACCTATGTGTGAGTGCGGTAAGCCCGTACGCTCGAAAGGCAGAGGTGTATCAGGGATAAGGTTATGGGATAGAAAGTGCTCAGTATGCAGATGGGGTACATATACACGGTTTAAGAAAGACTACTGTGAGGCATGTGGGTTCAAGGCTGTACATAGAGTGCAATTAGATGTAGATCATATAGATGGCAATCATATGAATAACGACATAGATAACTTACAGACTTTATGTGCTAATTGCCATAGGCTAAAAACACAGACCAACAGCGACCACATGCCCATGCGTGGTGAGGTAGTTATGATCAACGATATGCAGTTAGAGCTAAGACTTGATGCCTAAAGACCCTCGAGATAGCAGACAATGGAGAGCACTGCGTAAGCAGATACTTGCAAGAGATGGTTATGTTTGTTGCTACTGTGGACAGGACGCAGATACAGTCGATCATGTACTTCCAGTTAAGAATCACCCTGACCTAGCCATGAGTCCTGATAACCTAAGAAGTGCGTGCAGAAGATGCAACAGCATGAAGGGGTCTAAGACTCTCACAATGGCTGTGCCAGCCTCGTAGGTGTCCTTCATGATATTGCGACCACGGCGGATTGAGATTGAATACACGTTAGGAGTTAGATCAACTGTAGGGATAACTACGT